TGCTCGGGCGTCTTGCCGCTGCTGGCCTGCAACTCGAGCAGAACCTTGCGCTCGCCCTCGGTCGGGTTGCCGCCGAAGGTCGTCTTCAGGTTGGCGAGCGCCTGCTCCTTGACGAGGTTGTCGTAGTTGATGATTGCGTTGCTTTCCTCGCTCGGGGCCATACCGACAGCCGAGCGCGCCTGCGACCCGGCGTAAGCCATCATGCCCGCGCCAGCGCCGCCTCGGAACTGGCCGCTCAACCTGCGCGCCTCGGCAAGCAGCGACAGCGTGCTTTGCCCGGCGCTGATCTGGTCTTCCTGCTGGAACAGCTGCCGCTGCTCGGGCGCCGTCAGCTGCTCGCGGCGCTCGACGCTCTCGCGCTCCCTGCGCTCTCTTTCGCGCTGCCGGTCCTCGCGACGACCCGCTTCCGCCTCACGACGAGCCTCCAGCGCATCCGCACGCGAACCGGCGGCTACGCCGGCAAGCAGCCTTGCATTCTCCTGCTGACCGAGCGCGATGCTTTCACGCAAAGCGCGATCGGCCTCCCTCTGCTCCGCAGTAGCCGCGCGACGCCTTTCGGCTTCGGCCCGAGTTTCGGTCAACCCCAGCATCGGCCCGGCAATCCCCTGCGCGCGCTGGCCCATCGTGCCACCAAGCGCCTCCAGCGTCAGCTTCTCGCGCTCCTCTGGCGTCTTCGCGCCCTGCAGGGCGGCGGCGAACTCCTGGCCCTTCTTGATGTCGCCTTCGCGGAGTTCGCGGGCTTCGTCGCGAGCCTGCCCGGCGAAGTATCCGCCCATGAGCCCCTGCAGCGCCTTCGCGAGACCGGCAGCGACGGGGATCGGCGCTTGGATGCCCTGATAGCTCTGGATCTCGACGGGCTGGAACGCCTGCTGCTGGAGCGCCTCGGCGTATTTCTGCCGACGGGCAATGTCGGCCTTCTGGGCCTCGTATGGGTCGGGCAGGTTGAATGAAACGGCCATCTATGCCTCCAGAAATCAGCGGAACGGGTTCTTGAATCCGCCGTAGCCCCAGCCTCCGAGAGCGGTGCCAAACAGTCCTCCGAGCGCCGAAGACTGCGCGTTGAGACCGGCCTGCTGGATGCCATATTGCTGCATCGCGTTCTGCCCCGCCGCCTGCGCCGCGCCGAAAATCGGGGCGGGCGCGACCTGCTGGCCCTGATAGGCCCCGAACTGCGGCATCTGGATCTGCGAGCCACCCATCAGGCCGATGATCTCGTTGAGCGGCTGCGAACGGAGCGACAACTCGCGCTGCAGGGCCTGCGCGCGCGCCTGGTTCTCGAACCCCATCGCCGCCTGCTGCTCCGCCGCCGCCTGCTGCCGGGCCTGCGTGTCGAGGTTGATGCCCTGCAGCGCCGCCTGCGAGCGAAGGTCGTTCTCCTGCTGCTGCTGCTCGCGGATCGCGGCGTTGTAGGCCTCGCCGCCGCGCGCCAGGCCTTGGTTGGCAAGCTGCGTCTCCAGCTGCGACCGGCTGCGCTGGATCTGCGGCTCCAGCCTCGCCATGATCGCTTCCTGCGCGGTCGTCCCGGCGTTGACCGGCGCGCGCGGGAGGCCCGACAGGTCGAAGACGGTGTTTAGGTCGCCCGTCTGCGTCTGGAAGGGCGTCCCGAGCGTGCTTTCGGCGGTTCCGATGCCCTGCAGGCCAAGCTGGGCCAGCCTGCGCTCGACCTGCTGCTGGGCATCCAGCGTCGCCTGCGCTTGCGGCGTGAGCGTCTGCCGCACGGTCGGGATGTCGCCATCGTAGGTCACCGTCTGCGTGCCGAGCGGGCCGTAGACGTTCGGGTTGGAGAGCATGGCCGAGGCGCGCGCAGCCTCGACGTTGGCGGCACCCTGCGCCTTCGCGGCGCCCGCGTAGTCAGGTGCTGGCGGTGCGGAAGCCTTCTTGCCCATGACGCTCTCCTAGGAAGCGGCAGTCATCGCGCCGCATGGTGCAGATGATGAGGTCGCCGCCCGGCGAGGCATCGCGCAGGCAGGCCTCCTCAACGAAACCGAGGCGGCGCAAGAGCCGGATGCTGCGGATGTGGTCCGCGCTGGTCGTCGCGATGATCTTGCGCGCGCCAAGCTGCCGAAACGGATAGTCGAAGATCGCGGAGATGAAGCCGCGCGTCAACGGCCTGTCAGCGGCGATCTGGCCTTCGATCGACACGCCATTCCAATCGCGGTACGCCGCGCCTGCGGTCAGCTTGCCGTCGCTCTCCCAGCCGATGGCCGACATGCAGACCGGGTCGAAGAAGCCGCCGATGCGGCCCAGCACCCAATGCCCGACATGCGGCCCCGCGACGATCATATGCCGACCCAGCCCGGCATGAAGACGACGTCCGTCGCGGCCCATTCCAGCGACAGGCCCTTGCTGGCCGAGCGGAAGTTGATCGACCCGCAGTACCCCACGCCCGTGACGCCCTGCCAGTTCAGCGAGATGTTCTGGCCCGCGCCCCAGTTCGAGCTATCCCAGATCGCCGTGTCCCAGACCGCGCCGGTCGGCGGCAGATAGGCCAGCGGAGCCGAGGTGTCGTTGGTCTGGAAATCGACGTTGATGCCCACGAAGACCGAGGGCTGCCCGTCCGCGAACAGGTTGGGCCTCGCCCGAGTGAAGATCTTCTTCTGGCCGCGCGAGCCGAAGTAGTTGAAGGCCTGCAGCGCGCCAGCGGAGATGGCGACGTTGTCGTCCGCGTGATCGTCCGTCCACGCCTTGGCGACGTAGTCGGTGCCGCCAAACCACAGATCCTGCTTGTGGAGCGTGAAGCAGTTGGCGGGCCAGCCGGTGAAGTTGCACCAGCTCTGCACGATGGTGTTCATCACGTACTGCTGCTGCGAGCCGGTGCCGACGGGGATGTTCACTACGATGGCGTTGAACTTCGGCGCGACGCAGATCTCCCAGCCGAACAAGCCCTGATAGGCCGTCGTGGCGCTTGCGAACGCGCCCTGGATCTTGTCGGTCAGCGCCACGCTCTGCGGCGCGACGCGCGCGCTCTGGAGCGCCTGCGAGAGCGGGAACAGGCCGTCGAAGGCGATGTAGGCGAGGTCGCCCGCGAACTTGGCGAGGCACCGCTTGCCCATCGGCGCGCCCATCGCCCATACGCCGACCAGCGACCACGTCGAGATGTTGGCCGGGTCGGTGCCGCGATAGATGATGATCTCGCCCTGCGTCGTGACGAAGACGAGGTTGTCGTCGAGGCCGAAGCCCGCGTCGATCGTCCAGACGCCCATCGCGAGCAGATAGCCGCCCTTGCGCGCGACCGTCGAGAGGTCCAGCACCTGTGCGGCGCCGCCGACCGATTGCGTGGGCAGATACCAAGCCTTGAGCGTGTTGCGCTGGATGAACCACAGGCGATTCTTGAACAGCGTGACGTTGTCGAGTTCGCTCGTCGTCACGCCCGTGATGGCAGGCGTCGAGGCGCCTGTGATCGCCGTCCAGGTCGAGCCGTCGTAGAGCAGCGGGCTGTTGCCGCCCGAGACCGCGTAGAGGAAGTTGCCGCCAGCGGTGGCGACGTTCGTGCTTTCCCAGCGGCTGTTGGTCAGGCCCGACACGACCGCCGCGCCGACCGCGCCCGCGCTCGTCACGTTGTAGATGTTGTTGCCCGAGATCGCGAACAGCGACTGCGTCGTGGCGCCGTTGTACGCCATCAGCGTCTCGACCTGACCGGGCAGGCCCGTGGCGTGCTTCTGGTAGCCGCCGCGCAGCACGACGTTGGTCGCGGTCGGGAAGTAGTTGGTCAGCGACACCGCGTCGGTCGGCTTCATGTTCGCGAGGCTGTCGCGCGCGTTCCAGCCGCCGATGGGCGCCGGCACGGACGCGACGCGCGCCGTCGCCTGCTTGGCCGCGCGCATGATCGGAGACGGCCTGACCATGTCAGGTGGACCCGTAGCCGCTGTCGGGGATGTTGTCGTAGCCGATCAGCACCGTGCCGGGGCGCGGCGCGAAGGACAGGTTCGCCGCCGACATGTCCTGCCCCATCGCGGTCTCCAGCTCGCGCAGGAAGTCGCGGTAGAGCGCCGTCGTGTCGAAGCCCTTCGCCTCGAAATACTTCAGCTTCGTCATGAGGACCATGACGCGGTCGGGATAGACGCAGGTGTCGTCGTCGGCGGTGAAGCTGTTCTTCACCGCGCCGGCAGACGACAGCGCCCAGCCCTTGGAGCGGTACTCGAAGCCGAGGTATTCCGAGGTCGTCGTGGCGGGCCAGATCTGGAAGTAGCCGCCGTAGAGCCGCCAGCGGATGCGCGGGCCTGTCGAGATGTAGCCCGAGAGCAGCCATTCCCACTGCTGCGGGCTCTCAGGGCCAAGCATCTCCCAGCGCTTGCTCTTGTCCCACTGCGTGCGCGGGACGAGGCTGTCGTAGTCGCTCGGCAGCGCGTACTTGGTCTTGGCGAAGGTGATCGCCGCGCCGGTCCCGGCGGATGCCGGGATCTGGTTGAGCGTCACCTGCGTGCCGCTGTCTACGGACTGAATGAACGTGTCCTGGTTGATGCCCGTGCCGACCGCCATGTAGGTCGTGTCGAGGCCGGTCGTGTCGGGGATGCCGGTGATCGCCGCCGACGAGGTGTTCCACGTTCCCGTCGTGGCAAGGTACTGGACCGTGAAGCGGTAGGGCCGCGTCAGTTCGCGCCAATCGTGGCGCTTGAGAAGCTCGTAGCCCGAGGCGTTCATCAGCGCGAGGGTCTGGATGACGTCCTGCGCGTTGTTGCCCGCCACGGTGGACGGCGCGACGAGGCCCAGCTCGTTCGAGACTTGCTGGACAAGCTGGACCATCGTCGAGCCCATGTCAGGCGCTCCTGTCGTTCATCGGCGGGCGTCCGCGACGCGGGGCCTCGTCCTTGGCGGCCATCAGCGCCGCGACCTGTGCCTCCAGCGCCGCCAGCTTGGCCTTGGCCTCGGCGAGTTCGCTGCTTGAGGTGGCATCCGACTTCAGCCGCAGGAACGCCTGCGCCTTGAGCCGCAGCCCGACGCCGCCCATGCCAACGCGCATCATCTGCGCGTC